TTCAAAACCGAAATAGCTACAACGTTCTTCGAGGCTTTTGGCGCAGCGAACAGCATCACCATCGAGCCGCTTTTTGCGGAGGAAGGCCGTTACACAGCCATCGTCAATGAGGAGAGTCAATATGAGCAGAGGTGGACGGTGAAGGTGCATGTCAATGTCATCTTCTCCATAGCCACGCCGCAGCAATTCCTGACAACCGCTCCCACGGTAGACATCATCAACGTGCCGAGGGCATACCACCTATAGAGGACACAGCATGAACACGATTCCTGCCTCCAACATTGTCAGCGTCGTTCCTAGCGTACTGAGCGCGGGCGGGAATCCGCTTGCTCTCAATGGAATGATTTTGACCAACTCCCCCAACCTCCCGGTCGGCGCGCCGATCAGCTTTGCGAGCGCCGCGCAGGTGCTCGCCTACTTCGGAAGCTACGCGTGGTCCGGGACCGCTACGTGCACGGGCAGCACGCTAACCATCGTGTCCACCACCAGCGGCACGCTCGCAGTGGGCCAGGCCATTCAGGGCTTGCTCGCTACTGGGTGCCCCCCCGGAACGTACATCACTGCGCTAGGCACCTACACGTCCGGAACCGGCGTGGGCACCGTCACCATCAACACCACGTGGACCCAGGCCACTGCGCAGAGTGTCACCAGCAACTCGCTGGAATACAACATGGCGCAGATCTACTTCAACGGTTACACGCTCGGCACGCTCAAGCCCACGGCGCTCTGGTTCTCGCGATACTCCCAGGTGGCTCTCGGCGGGTTTATGCGCGGAGTGTCGCTTCCGGCTACTACTACCCTGGCCGCGCTACAGGCTATTACCACTGGCACGCTGACCATGACGCTCAATGGTGCGGCCGTGTCCGTCACTACCGTCAACCTCTCCACCGCGACCTCCATCTCGAATGCCGGCGTCGTGCTCGCCGCGCAGTTGATCACTGGCGGCGCTCCTGCCGGAACTACCTGCACCTACAACTCGCTTTTCAACGCGTTCACCATCACTTCCGGAACTACCGGCGCCGGTGCGGTCACGATCTGTGGCGGAACCTCTGCCGCCGTTGCTGCGATGGGGCTTGGAGCGGGCGGCACCATCTCGCTCGGCACCGCCGCCGCGATGACTCCGGCCGTCGCAATGGCTGCGCTGGATCTTTATACCCAGAACTGGGCCGGGTTCACTACGGCCTTCGAGCCGATCATCGCCGACAAGATGGCGTTTGCTTCGTGGACCTCCTCCACTGGCGGACAGTTCGTCTACGCGCCTTACGATTCCGACGCCACGATCACCTCCAGCAATGCGTCCACTACGTGCATTTCCTACTGGGTACGCACGAACAGCTATGCAGGATGCTTCCCGGTATACGCCAATGCAAACGGCGGTCCTGATGCGGCGGCTTTCGCACTCGGGTTCATCGCAAGCATTAACTGGAATGCCAAGAATGGGCGCGCGGCAATCCAGGCCAAGCAAGGCACGGGCATCGCGGCCACGATCTCCGACCCCACATCCTACGCCAACGCCATCGCTAATTTCACCAACTTCTACGGAGCGTTCGCTACCGCCAACTACGCGTTCAACGTTTTCACCAATGGCTGGATCAGCGGCTCCTATGGGTGGCTTGATTCGTACGTGGGCGCTATCTGGCTCAATGCCGCCATTCAGCTCGCCGAAGTGAACAACATGCTCCTCCAGCAGTACATCCCGTACAACCAAGCTGGCTACGCGATGATCGATAGCGCGGTCACTACCGGCGTCGGGTCGCCCGTGCAGATGGCGCTCAAGAACGGCGTGATCAATCCCGGCGTTACGCTTTCTTCAGCGCAGATCTCCGCCGTGGATGCCGCTGCCGGGATCGTCATCGACCCCACGCTCAACCAGCGTGGCTGGTACTTCCAGGTTCAGAACGCCACGCCCACCATGCGCGCCAACCGCACCTCCCCAGTAACCACGCTGTGGTACATGGATGGCGGGTCCGTCAATCAGATGACCATCGCGTCGGTCAACATCCAATAAGGAGCGCTCCATGGGCACGATCACTTCCGCAAATGCGACCATCATTCTCACGGTGCCCGGCGTGCTTTCTTCCGGTGTGGCACTCGGACAGTGGGCCGCTGACGATATGTTCACCTCCGACTCCGTTGCCGCTACCGAAGTCGTCATGGGCGTGGACGGCCACCAGAGTCTCGGCTGGCTTCCGCACCCGGTCAAGATCAAGTTCAAGTTCGCGGCGGACTCCTATTCCATCGCCTACTTCGATCAGTGGTACTACGCCCAGGTGCAGAATCAGGACGCCATCGCCGGAGGCATGGTGATCACCATGCCGGGCAACGGGGCCAAGTACAACTGCACCAACGGCGGGCTCGTCAACTACAAGCCCATTCCGGACGCCAAGAAGATGCTCGAAGCGCAGGAATTCGAGATCAGCTTCGAGAGCGTCCAGAAAGCGAACATGTAGCCATGGGGAGCCGAAAAGAGATCGACATCATCATCAACACTGAAGGACGCGACAAGGGCAAGGTTTTTCACATCACCGAGATGGCTGCTATTCCCGCTGAGAAGTGGGCGTACCGCGCCGTTCTCGCCATCGTCGGCAACGGCAAGATCGCCATGCCCCAGAGTGCGGCCGGCGCGAGCATGGCTACCCTCGCCGCGATGGGCGTGGGAATGCTTTCCGGCGCAAACTGGGATGCTGTGGAGCCGCTATTGGACGAGATGATGAAGTGCGTCCAGATCAAGGAGCCGTTGCTGACTCGCTCCTTGAACGACTTCGACCTTGAGGAAATCGACACGGTCATTTTTCTGCGCAAGGAGGTGCTGAAATTGCACATGGGTTTTTCTCTGGCCGAAAAAATCCGGACTTGGGTTTCCAGAGCAGCCCCAAGTACAAGTTCGTAGATTACGAGAATGTCAGCGCTATCTCCGGCGTGGTAATCAGCAGCAAGTACGCCACGCTCCACGAACTACAGACCGTCTACGGCACCGAAGATATGTACAATCTCTACGAAGTAATTTCGGTGAACAACTACAACCAGAACTTGATGGTGAAGGCGGATTAACATGGCCAGTCAACTCGAAGAACTCCTTGTCTCGCTCGGACTTGACGCAACCAAGTTCGAGCAGGGCATGGAAAAGCAGGCAGAAAAGGGCAAGGAGTTTTTCGAGGGATTGAAGGAGCACGCGCTGGAATTCTTCGGCGTTATGGCCAGTGTGGGCGCGCTCGCGGCGTTCACGGAACACATGATCCAATCGCAAGTTGCCCTTGGTCGCCTCGCCAAGGAGACGCACACGGCGTCCCAGGAGATCGAAGCTCTCGGCATGGCTTCTGAGAAAGAGGGCGGCTCCATGGAAGGCACCATGCAGGCGGTGGAGCAGCTTGGAACCAAGCTAGCCGCAATTGGCACCGCCTTGCCGCGTGCGAAGATGGCGGCTACCGCGCTCGGTATCGTTATGGGCGGCGTGGGCAAGTCCGCTGAAAAGCTGGGAGAGAAGTTGTTCAAGGGCAAGGGCCCCATCGAAGCCATGGACATCCTTTCCGAGAAAATGCAGGGCATGGACTTCTTCCGGGCCAAGGCCGCGCTTTCCAGACTAGGCATGAGTGATGCGCAGGTTCGTCTTCTTATCCAGGGCAAGGAGAAGATGCACGAACTGATCGATGAGAACAAGAAGTACGTCGCTTCGGACGCAGACCTGGCGCGGTCAGCGGCCACCGAGGAGATGATGAAGAATTTGAAATTCTCCATGGACAAGGTGACAGAGACTATTGCCCAGTGGGTGCTCCCGGCCATGCAGAAGCTAGGCGATGCGCTCCTGAACTTCAGTGATTGGGCTGTAGATCATGGGCAGGTAGTCAAGGACGTACTGATCGGCATCGCTGCCGTGGCTGGGTTCATGGCTATCGCCACCATCCACAGCGCAGCCCTGTCCATCGCCGCGTGGGCTGCGCACTCCATCATGGCCATGGCGCATAGCGCGCAGATCATTCTGGCATTCTTTGGCGTGGAGACGCACGCGGAAAGCGCCGCCGCCAAATCTGCCGCTGCCGCTGGCAAGATGATCTTTGGGTGGATCGCCCACGCTGCGCAGGCCGTGGCTAGCGCCGCTGTTGTGGTTGGTGGGTGGATTGCTACCGGAGCAGCCGCAACATGGGCCGGCATTCAGATGGCTGCGGCATGGATCATGGGGCTCGGGCCTATCGCGTGGATCATTGCCGGAATAGCAGCGGTGATCGGCATCATCGTGGCACTTGGTGTGAAGTTTCACGTTTTCGAGGCCGCATGGGGATTGATCAAGAATGCCGCCGCCGCTGCGCTGAATTGGATAGAGGGCAAGCTGGCCACGGTAGGAAAGGTGATCTCCACGGTCGTATCGGCGTTCAACAAAATTCTCGGCGGCACACTCTCCGCTACGGTCAATTCCACGGTAGCACACACTGGGAGTCCTCAGCCCGCCTACGCTGGTGTTGGCGGAATGTTCCAGGCACCGAGTGCGCACAGCACGCCCGCCCCCAGAGCCGGTGCGGCCATATCCCCGGCCACGCGGAGCAGCATCATGTCCTCTAGCCACCACTCGGATAACTCCAAGCACATCAACATTGAAAAGCTGACCGTGGAGACACAGGCCACCGACGCACACGGTGTCGCTAACGGGGTGGGCGGGGCACTTGAAAATGTTGTGAACCAGAGTGATGGAGCATTCTAATGGCCGCCGCTACTTCTTTCACTTCTCCGGTAAATACGTGGGGCGTCTACACTGCGTCCGGTAACGCAGTGTTCGCAGTTGACACTTTTCTTGACCTGAAGTACAACCACGATTCCAAGGTCAGCGATTTTCCTGTGGAACTTGGGGCGTTCACAAGCTACAACAAAGTTCTTGAGCCGTCCAAAGCCAAGATTCGTCTTGCGGTGGGCGGGCAGTCAGGCATGGCCGCGCTCATCGTCGTGCTTGAAACCGAAGTGGCGGCGGCAAACCTATATAGCATCTACACGCCGGAAGCAATCTACACAAGCATGACGCTCGAAAAATTCAGCTACCCACGTGAGCAGTCCAAGGGAGCTAACATGCTCGTAGTGGATCTGGAGTTCGTCCAGATTCGGCAAGTGTCCCCCTCGTACAAGAAAATATCTTCGCCAAAAAAGAAAAAAAGCTCTACGCCTTTCGCCACTGGACTGGTGCTTACCAGCGCTAGTGGCAATGAGAACGTGGGCGCGAAGCAAGCGTACAGTTCACAGACCACACAGCAGAAACTCAACGGCACGCAAGCTTACGGCAACTCTTCTAACTCGGTGCGTGGCATATGACAATGATCTATTGTGACCTCACCGTAAATGGCACTGTGCTATACACCGGCATGGTGTGTTTGAACAACAAACCAATCGGCAACTACCCTTATCTTGGGTTCGTGGGGCAGATTGGCTTTGTGGATACGCAGGGCAACACAGACCCCATTTGTCCTGGCCTGGACTCTCGCTACGTGCTGATCTACGTTTCTTCCGGCAACGCCAACGTGATCATTCCTCTCCAGGACATCCCCTCACAGCAGTTGAGCGTCACGCTCGGGACACAGAATTGCGACATTTCCATTTACACGAAGTGACCCATGGCCTCTCCACTGTCCTACACCAAAAAAGTAATCCAGGCAACGATCAAGCTTGCCAGCGGTACTTTCGACGGAAAAAATAACGTCAAGGTGCTGAGTGGGCTACGGATCGCTGTCACCATCAAAAAGGGCGGGCACCCGTCCAAGAACGAGGCCACGGCCAAGGTCTATGGAATGCTCGGCGCGGACATGAACAAGCTCACCATGCTTTCGTTCAAGGCCCTGCAAGTTTCCAAGAACCAGCTACAGATTTTTGCCGGGGACACCAACGGAACAAGTTTGGCGTTTCAGGGCGAGATAACAGAAGCCTGCGCGGACTACAAGAGCGCACCGGAACTGATGTTCGAGATCAAGAGCATGGAGGGGTTCTACCACGGAGTAGCCCCCGCCGCTCCGCAGAGTTCCAAGGGTGGACAGTCTGTGGCCACGCTCATGCAGAACTTGTCTGGGCAGATGGGCTACACATTTGAAAACAACGGCGTCACCGCGAGCGTCCACAGCCCATACCTCCAAGGAAGCGCGTACGACCAAGCGGCAGACCTCGCCGACGCGGCGGATCTTGAGTTTGGCGTAGATAACGGCGTCATGTTCATAGCTCCTCGCGGCGCGGCTAGATCGGGAGGCGTTCCGGTGATCTCAGCTAAGACTGGAATGAAGAGCTACCCTACTTTCGACAAGAAGGGTATCAAGGTGGAGTGCCTGTACAATCCGTCCATCAAGCTCGGAGGACTGGTAATTGTGCAGAGTTCCATCCAGGCAGCGTGTGGAAAGTGGCGCGTGCATGGGCTTGAGCACGAACTTGAGTGCGAGAGGCAAAATGGTAAGTGGGAAACGAAATTCAGCGCTAGCTGGGTAGGTGCGTGATGGCGGATCGCCCGGTTATTCCCCAGCAGGAACTTGCGAGTGGCAACACTAGCAAGAACCAGCTTGACTTCGCGGTCAAGCGCGCACTCGCCAAGCTCAATGTCGCAACGCTGGTGCAGGTAGTGGCTGTATACGGCGGCGGTACTTCGGCCGTGGGTACGGTGGACGTGCTTCCGCTCCTTGGGCAGGTTGATGGTTCTGGGGCCGTGTGGCCCGCCACTACGATTTTCGGGGTGCCGTATCTTCGTGTCCAAGGCGGCGCCAATGCGCTGATCATCGATCCAGTGGTGAACGATATTGGGTTCGCGCTCTTCGCGGATCGTGACATCTCTTCCATCAAGTCCACTGGTGCCGCCGGCGCTCCGGCGTCGGCGCGCAGGTTCAATTTCGCCGATGCGCTCTATTTTGGTGGGTGGAATCTCGGAACCGCGCCGACTAACTACATCCAGGTAACGCCAGCAGCCATCAGCATAGTTCTGGGCGGCGTGTCGGCCGTGCTCACGCCTTCCGCGTTCACCGTCAACACCAACTTGGTAGTGAACGGCAACTCCACCGTCACCGGAAACTCACAGGTGGACGAGAACTTGGTCGTGGTTGGTGGTACCGAGCTTGAGGGCGCGGTAACTGGCGGAAGTAGCGGGCAGATCACCGTCAGTACGCCCATCGTGTCTACCGCGCAGATAACCTCCAACGGCCATACACTCGACAACCATACGCACCAAGTTCCTGGCATTCAGACTGGCGGCAGCACGGTCACGTCTACCGGTCCTACGGGGTGATGATATGACAACCTACATTTCCACGCTCGCGCTATCGCCAGACTCCGACGGATGGGATCTTACCACCGCCCCCACGGCGGCGTCCCTTTCCGTGCTCCAGCCAACTTTGCAGAATCAGGACATCGCCTTGAACACCCAGGGGTTGGCCGTTGCGCAGGATGTGGCGTCCGCTATCAAGTTGTTTCAGGGAGAGCTGTACTACGACACGACGCTCGGCGTTCCATACTTTGGGCAAGTGTTCGCACAGCAGTACAATGCCGCAATCATCAACTCCTTGATGCAGCAAGCCGCGCTCACAGTGCCTAACGTTGTTGAAGCTGTGGCATCTGTGTCTAACTTGGATGCGAATGGCAACCCGTCGCGGGACATCACGGGCACGGTGAAAATTTTGGATGTCAACGGAGAAGCCTCTGGAGTAACGCTATGACCAACGTCCCGACACCAACGCTCACCGCCACAGGGTACACTATGCCCACCGAGCAAGATATTCTTGCCGGCGTGATCATGGACCTCCAGGCAGCTTTTGGCGGCACTCTCAATCTTTCCCTCAACAACACGTCGTCGCTATCGACCCCGCAAGGGCAATTGGCCACATCCATGGCAGCTTGCATAGCCGACTGCTACTCGGCCGTGCTCAATGTCTGCTCCCAAGTGGACCCACAGTACGCGCAAGGTTTGATGCAGGACGCCATTGGCAACATCTGGTACATGCAGAGGCTTGCGGCAACTGGAACTACGGTAACTGGCTACGCCACGGGCATCGTCGGCACTGTGATAGGTAGCGGTATCGCGGTGGCAGTGGACGCGGCCGGAAGTCTGTATCAACTTCTTTCTGCCGTCACGCTCACGTCTGGGTCTACGCCGCTCCTTCTTGTAAACATGGCTCCTGGGCCTACCGCTTACGTTGGGCCGATGACGATCTACCAAGTCACTCCTGGGTGGGATGCCATAGCGAGTCCCGTGCAGGCCACGCTAGGGAGCAACACTGAGAACGCGCAACAATTCGAGCTTCGCCGCGCGGCATCCGTGGCATCAAACTCCACGAACACGGCACAAGCTATTCGCGGCGCCATTTTGCAGGGCCAGTACATTGTTCCTGCTGGAAGTTTTGTGGCAGGCAACCAGTACCAGATCGTGTCGCTCGGCACTACGGTCTGGAGCGACATCGGGGCTTCGAGCGCCGCCGTGGGGACACTTTTCACCGCTACCGGGCCAGGTTCCGGAACGGGGTCCGCATCACTTTATGGTGTGACAAACCCGCCTTCTTCGGTGTACGTCTTTGACAACTCCAGCAACGTCGCCGTCACGCAGGGCGGCATCACTGTTCCCGGCAACTCGGTCTACGTCTCGGCGTACGGCGGCAGCGCTACGCTCATTTCCCAGGCTATCTGGATCAAAAAATCTCTCGGCTGTTCCTACGCGCCAAGTGCTATTTTCGTAGGAAGCGTTTCCGGTGTGACGCTTACCGTGTCGTCCGTATCCTCTGGAGCGCTCGCCATCGGCCAGACGCTCCTTTCCGCTCCATCTAGTTTGCCATACTTCAACGCCGGTGCTCCGGTCACCATCATCGGCGGGGCTGGCACTTCCTGGACCCTCAGCGCTACGCCGGGCACGCTCAGCGGGATCACCATGTGGTCGGCCACGACGGTAACGACCTACGACACGACATTCCCTTCTCCGCAGCCAACGTACTACGTGAGCTACACACAGCCAGTAACGGTGCCGATAAACGTCCAGGTTACGCTTGCCGCAGCCTCGAATCCACCGAGCAACTCTCTGGCGCTATTGCAAGCGTCGTCTGGTCTGGCGCTAGCGTTCACGGGCGCCGATGGTGGATCGCCGGTAGCGCAAATAGGGGCCACGGTGTACGCATCACGCTTCTACACCACCGTTGCACAGGTGATTCCTGGCGCATCCATCATTAGCGTGCTTATCGGTACTGGCACGCCGTCGGCTACGCAGGTAGCGACGAATATCAACCAGATCCCAAGTCTCGGCACAATAACTTTGGTGCTCGCATGATAGTCAACGACAGCTACCCATACATTTCGCTCGTAGCCTCCATTAGCGGCGGCACGCTGATTGTCACATCCATTAGTGGCGGCTTGCTAAATACTTCGCCGTATCTTTCCGTGGAAACCAGCATGGCTATTGGCACGCTGGGATCTTCGGCATTTGGGTCCTCGGAGTTTGGCGCAGGCGGTTCTGTCGAAGTGCTATCCCTTACGCCATCCATGACGCAGCTTGGGTCCATGCTTGGCGGTGCTGATGTCCCCGCAAACGTTTTTGTGTCAACGCAATTGTCTGGCTCGGTGATAGGTGGCGTAGGAGCGTACGCGCTCGTTCGGTGTGTGAACGGCGTAGTATCTTCGCTTTCCGGGAGCATTTCAGTAGCGTCTGAGAATATGCTCGCCGCGCCGTGGACGTTGAATTGTGAAGAAACAATCATCAGCCAGTACGCAAACTCACCCATCCTGCTTACGCTGATCAACAACATGAACGCGTACGTTGATGCGTCGGCAAATCTTTTCAACTTCTACAACCAGATATGGAACATCAACTCTGCCACTGGCTACGGACTGGACATCTGGGGCCGCATTGTGGGTGTCAAGCGCAACGTCAACATGCCGCTTTCTGCAATCGTAACGCAGAGCATTTTTTACTTTGCAGAAACCGGCGTCAATACACCCTTCGCTCCTGGTGGGTCTGCACCATTCTATGGCGGTGCCGCAGTGAACACCGTCTATCGTCTTAGCGACGATGTCTACCGTTCACTGATCCTTGTGAAGGCGCTCGCCAACATCTCCAATTGCTCCGCACAAGCATATAACCAGCTTGTGTGCAACCTCTTCGGGGCGTATTCGTGCTACACCAGTGAACTCGGCAACATGGCCATGCAGCTAACGTTCACCAACATCAGCGTGTTTGACTACTACCTGATCATCAACGCCGGAGTGCTGTCGCGCCCAGCCGGAGTGCTGATTTACTGCTACCGAAGCTACGCCAAGGGCGCGGTTTTCTCATTTGCTGAATCAGGGTTCGGCACGCCGTTTGGTAATGGTGGTGCGTACGTTTCCGCCACACCTTTTGTAAACGGCAATTACGCCGCCATCACTGTATAAGGAGACAACATGGTTGCACTCAGCTATCCTACCTTGATCTACCAGGCTTGGGCCTCTGGTGGTGGCACGGCACAGGGAACGGTGAACGCCCTCGGCACGATAAGTGGTGGCGTGCTCGCATCACCGTCCAACTCTCCCACCGGCGCGTCACTTGCGGATGGTTTCCCGATCATCGAGATGACAAACCCCAATGCTGGCGGCACCGGTCCTAATGGCGGCGACGTGAACGGTATCTTCAACTATCTCACGGCATTCCAGGCGTGGGTAAACGCTGGCGGGCAGTTCAAGTTCAACGCCACTCTGGCAGCGGCGATAGGTGGCTACCCGGTCGGCACGGTGCTACAACTCAACACGGGGCTTGGCTCGGTGGTCAGTACGGTGACCAACAACACGCAGGACCCCAACTCAGCCATGACCGGCTGGGCTGGGTGGTCTGGGCCATCGTTCAACAACGCCACCACCTTTACCGCCACCGGAACCGCACCGGCTTATGTGCTCACCCCCACGGCTGCACTGTCCTCCTTGGCACTTGGTGCTAGCTACGTGGTGTTGTTCACCTCTGCCGGAACCACTGGGTCCAACACGCTGAGCGTGTCTGGAACAGGGGCAAAAAGCTTGATGCAGTATGACCAGGGCGGAAACCTGATTCCGGCCAACATCTACTCTGGGCTGATTTCGCAGTGCCTTTACAACGGAACCTACTGGATTGTAGTGGACGCCGTCCCCGCAAGCTCCGTAAGTTCCGCGCAAAAGTGCCCGGTGTTCAACGAAGGCGCGTCAGCTACTCCGGTGTCTGTGTACGGCCTTGGCGTTCTGGCTTCGCTTAGCGCAACTTACGGGAATAATACTGTAGGCGCAGTTCCTAGCAGCATTTTCCCATCATCTAACTTCGTAGGAACTAACGTCCTCCCCGCTAATTTCTGGGTTGTCGGTAAGAGCATAAAAATAGAGATGTGGCTAACGATTAATTGCCCAATTGGAGTTGCCGCTGTGTTCAGCCTGTATTACGGTGGCACACAGTTGCCAGGAACCAATTGCCCGGACGGCTACCCTGGCGAAACTACGATAATGGCTAGGCTTGATTGCATAATAACCTGCACAGCGGTTGGGGCGGCTGGAACGGCTACGTGCAACGTTTCGATGTGGAACACACAAGACAGCAGTGGTGCTGGCCTTGGCGTTTATAGCGCTATCAGCACTGTATTCTACACGAATGCGCCCGCCGTTCTTGACATAAGAGCGTCCTGCGCTTCTGGCTATGATATGATTACCGTTTACAACGGGCTCATGTCAGTTATTGCGTAGTAAGAAAATCTTCTGTGGAAAGGAGGCACTATTATGGCCCCGCCAAACAAACAGCAAGTGAAAGAGTGGCTGACCCCTGCTTTACTAGCCTTTATCGCAGGGCTCGTCGCAATTGGCGGCGAGGTCATTATCCAGGCTGTACAGAATCAGTCTGAAGCTACGAGCGGTCTTCGCGGTGATTTTCAGCGCTGGCAAGTGCAGATGGAGCAGCGCATGACGCGGCTGGAAACCGTGGCAGGGCTCTCACCATCTGGCCAGCAGGAGCAGCCTGCTCCGGTCTACCGCGCTACTCCCCCAAAGCCCCCGCAACGTCGTGCGCCCGCAGCGCACTGAATCAGGAGACACCGATGCACACACTTTTCAAACGCTTCATCATTGCGTTGGCGCTCATGGCGTTGCCATTGTGTGTCCTACGCGCGCAGAGCACCCAGCTTTTCGCCAACAACGCCGGGACCACTCTCGCCAACGCAATTACTTCGGCGCAGACTTCGTTTGCCGTCGCTAGCAATTCCGGCTTCCCGTCCCCTAGTGCCGGGCAATACTTCTACGCCACACTTAGCAACTCCACCAACACCATGTGGGAGATCATCTACGTTACCAGCACCTCCGGCAACTCTTTCATCTGCGCGCGCGGCATGGACGGCACCACCGCGCAGACGTGGCCGGCTGGAACGCTGGTGCAGCTTCGCCCGGTGGCCCAGACTCTTAGGGACATCGTCAGTAACTCCGCCCCCAACCCGGTGCCTATCGCCAACCTCAGCGCCACCGGAACCGCCTCTTCCTCCACCTACCTTCGTGGGGACGGCTCCTGGAACACGCCTTCCGGTGGCTCCCCAGGGTCCATCAACTACACCGCCACGGGAAGTTCTACCCCGCTGACCTTACAGCAAAGCCTCGACGCGCGCTCGGTGGACATCCGATCCTTTGGCGCGGTGATGAACACCACGGCAGACCAGACCCCCGCGTTTACGGCAGCTATTGCTTACCTAAACACGGCTGGGGGCGGCACCCTGCTTATCCCACCAGGGTATATCTACGCCAACGTAGTGCTCAAAGGCTACGGCGTTACGATCAAAGGCGCAGGAACATCGCAGATCGACCATACGCCGTCCAACAACTATCTGTGCGCTTACAACTCTGCTCTGCCGGCAGTGCAAATATCTGACGGAGCCACCGTAACCTCTGGGTGCTCCGTCAGAGATTTATGCATCTCCGACCCGACTAGCAGTATGCAGTATGGTCTGGTGTACGCAGACGGGGCGTACAAATGTGATTCTGACAATCTCCAGATCATTAATTTCCAGAAGGCCGGCTTGGAGTTTACCAACACCAATGTTAACCCAACCAGCTTCAACCACGTTACGCACGTGCACATAACAACCAACGCAGTTGGTGCCTACGGGATCTACTACTACGACTTGGGCGGTGCCTACGGCTGGGTGACTGAGTGTGTAGTTGACAACTTCTCTTCCGCCGTCGTTCATGGCTACCAACTTACCATCAATGGCGGTGGCGGGAACACCTTGGCACACGGCTACCTTCAGTGCGGATATTCTGGGTGGGGTGTGCTGGTAGAGGGTGCTACCACCCACGGACCTGACCTGGACCACGTCACCATCGACTCCATGTCGAACCCTCCGCTTGGGTTCCCCACCGTCGGCGTTACTCTGGATGTCGGTGCGGATTACCGCACACATGCTGCATGGTCAAACCTCACCCCCATAACTGGCCAGTTCTATTGTGCTAATTCTATGATGGTAATAGCTGGGCACACTACTGGCACCATCGCAGCAGGGTCGGCTTCGCTGACCGTGGCTTCTACCACTGGCATAGTCGCTGGGCGACAGGTGCATATCCCAACTGCGGGGTTATCAAGCGCCCCGCTCATTGCTACGGTCCTGAGTGTTTCGGGCTCCGTCGTTACGCTCGACACCAATGCCACTAACGCAATAACTTCCCTTGACGTTGGTTACGGCGACGTTGTGCAGTCACTTGAAACCCCAGGTATAGGCTCCAACTTCACACAGTCCCCTGGAATTTCGTTCGGTGAAAGCGGCATCAAGGACTTAGGTTCAACGTACAGGGAGAAGTTGTACTGTGCGTCAGGTTCTGGCACCGCATTTCCATTCAACGGAAACAACGTCATTCAGCAAACAGACGCAGGACAAAGCTACAACATCATTCAACCACTGTCCTCTGTCCCGGCCACGGTTACTTCTGCGGTGCAGGGCAATGTGATAACCAGCCCAGTCAGTGCTGGAACGCTAGTCACCATTGTTACCAGCAGCGCACACAACGGCGTTACTGGGGATCTTGTTGTGGTGGCTGGGTCTACGACGCAGGGCATCAACACTTTCGCAGCCACAATAACCTGGATCAGCGCAACAAGCTTCTACTACACGTCGCCTTATAGCCTGTACACTCCGTCCGCAGCAGGCACCATGACGGCGCAGATATTCAAGAACATCACGGCCACCAATGGGACGTTTACGCTGCCATCGACAGGATTCTCCATGGTGAATCAGACCACTGGCGCGGGGTACCCGGTAGTTTATTCCAACTCCCCAGGTAACGCTGGGCTGAATCTTCAAGCTCCAGACCACACCAATGGCTGGCTAAACGCCATCTACGGGTCCGGCATTACTACCGGGAACGGCTTTGTCATAGGTACAAACGCAGTCAACAAAGTGATCTTTACCGGCAACGGCGTCATGCAGATGGCTGAATCTTCCGCCCCCAGTAACCAGGGATCTCTCGGGCAGATCTACACGGACACCACCGGACAGGTACATGCCAAGTCAGCCGCAGACAATGCCGACGGGGTCATTTTGACCACGGGCACGACACCCACTGTGCACACCCTGGCCGCACCTACCGGGACAACTTCTACGACCGCTGTGATGATGTCTGTGGGCGGCGCAATCACCCCAGTCCTGAGCACCCGGATCTGGGTCAGCGTTAGCGGGCAAATGGCCAACTCCACGGCTGGCGATGGCGTCACCATCGACATTCGCTACGGAACCGGCACTGCGCCGATCAACGGGGCCGCTGTGAGCGGAACTCTGGTTGGTATCGCGCAGACAAGCACCAGCATCAGCGCCTTGCAGAAGTCCGGATTCTGTGTGGCGGCACCAGTAGCCGGGCTCACCGTGGGCACGGCTTACTGGTTCGACGTTTCAGTCATGGCCGTAACCGGCGGTACCGCTTCGATTACTGGTGTTACTGCCTCAGCAATGGAGATGTGAAATGGCTACAATCGAAGCCGCGATGCCGTTCCTTCTCCGCCACGAAGGCGGGCTGTGCAACGTTGCTGGTGATAGAGGCGGAAAAACCAACCGCGGCATCACGCAAAAGAGTCTGGAATCCCTCAACTTGCGGCACCCTGAGCTTGGCCTTCCGGCAGATGTGGCGGATCTTTCGCTCGAAAATACGACGACATTCTACGCCAACGCTGGCTTTTGGTGCTATGATGGCGTCGTTGATCAGAACGCAGCTACAAAGATCTTCGATCTCGGCGTTAATTTTGGCGATGGCACGGAGGTCAAAATGGTGCAGGGAATACTCGGAGCAGCCATTGACGGGCGCTACGGCCCAGCCACGGAACGCGCCATCAACGCCACGGAGCCCGCGCACCTCATCAACCTTCTCTGCATGGCGGCAGAGGGACACTACCGCGCCATCGTGGACCGCGACCCTTCGCAAGCCAAGTTCCTTACCGGCTGGCTTAGGCGTGCGCTGGACACTAACTTTGCCTAGAACATCCTCCGTCACGTGACGGAGCATCGCCCAAGGAGGGCATCATGTCTCTTTCGTGGACTTCCGTTATTACCCTGCTCGACAAGCTCGCTGACAAGGGCGTCACCGATCTCCCCAAGGCTTCCGCATGGATCAACGAAGCGTTGATCGTCGTGGACTCGCTCCCTACTGGCGTGGTGCAGGCCAGCGCTGAAGTGGCGCTGAACGCCGTTCTGCCGGTCATTACCCTGGTGGAAACCGACCTCAAGCCCATAGCCACCAGCCTGGACGCGGCTGTGGCGAGCACCGTCTCGCTCACCGGCACCCAGGCCGCTACCCTCATCGCCACCATCGTCACCGCGATTCAGAACGACATCAAGACGGCCGGCAGCACCCTCACCGCCGCCGTCACCGCAGAGGTGTCTGCCATTGAGGGAAAGCACTAAGGAGGTGTGCGATGGACAGAGACGATTTCCCGGTCGTGGAAATGGCGACCCCTCCGACCCCTACTGGCCAGATCCCTACGCCGAGCCCCATTGGTGCGCCTTACCGGAATCCGATGAACAAAGCCTCGGTGTACATTGCGATTGGGGCGACGGTGCTTCTGATCTTGGAAGCGGTGTTCCTCTTCTCGAAGACGATCCCGGCTGAAAATCTCGATCTGTTCAAGACGCTGACCACCGGGACGCTTCTCTACTGGGGCCTGATCGTCAAGGACATCTTCCACGCGGAGGGCAAATGAGAATCCTGTTCTGTAGCTCAAACACCCCTCTTTCGTGGGCGATCCGCACTCTCACATGGTCGAAATGGGGCCACGTGGCCATTCTCGCGCCGGATAACGAGACTGTGTACGAGGCCACGTCACCACGCGTGCACAAAACCACGCTCGCCGCGCTGAAGAAGTGCGAAACCACCATCCAGGCCGTGGATTTTCACCTCGCGCGGCCTGACGTGGCGATCGCATGGCTTGAGCAGCAGGTCGGCAAGCCGTACGATTGGATGGCGCTGCTCTCGTTCATCGTGCATCGAGACTGGGCAAGCCCGAAGCGCTGGTTTTGCTCAGAGCTTGCTGCCATGGCGTGGGACAAGGGCGGATCACCACTTTTCCGCCGTGATGCCGTGTTTCGTATCTCCCCTGGCATGTTGTGGCTCCTTCAGGGCAAAGAAGTGAAGCTCTGATCACCGATCACTAGAATACCCGGCCCCGTGGCACCATGCGCGGGGCCGGTGCTTGTACCTCCCACCTCATGTCTACCTCCCACCCCATGTCTACCTCCCACCCCATGTCTACCTCCCACCCCATGTCTACCTCCCATGGCACATATAGAAGGTCGCGCTCTATAAACGGCTACTATTCTAATAAACTACAAAGCTATTACACTATATAACTAGCTAAGTTACTATAAATATTTGTAGAAAGTTGTTGACTTAGTAATATAAGTATGTTTTCATTATGGCTCACCCCTCATGGGTGGAAGGAGACCGGCATGATAAGGTCGTCAATCACACCCCCCGCAACCAAAGCGCTTTCACTCGCCTTTGACCTTGATTCCGCGCTACTCCGTGGCCCCGTCCCGGCCCGCGCAATCGCCGTGGATCTTGCCGAAGCGCTTCGCGTTCTCGCGCTTCACGCGGCCGGTACCGCCGCCGAAGACGACGCCATCATGGCATGGGAAGCCTCCCGCGCGGCCCGGTCCATCCTCTCCCGTCCGGAGCTTGAGGAGGAGCGGCCCGGTATAGACTCCCCGCTCTATGGCTCCGTGCTTTCGTCCATCGATACCGTTTGCTCGGTGCTTTTCAATCTCACCGGCACCCGTCCCGCCTACACTTCGCACTAGGTCACGCGCCATGTCCAAGCTCGCCGCCATCCTCGCCGCCGCCATCCTCGCCGCTCCCGCAATAGCGAGTGACCCATGGAGCGCCCAAGACAAAGTCATCGAAGGCGCTTTCATCGCCGCGCTAGTGCTTGACTACCGCCAAACGTCCAACATCCACGCCGGCCCGTGGCATGAGGAAAATTCCATCCTTGGCCGGTTCCCGACCCAAGCCTCGATCAACGAGTACTTCTTCACGTCCGCCGCGCTCCATGCGGTAGTGACCGACATACTCCCGGCGGGCAAGCTCCGTACCGCGTGGCAATGTGCGTGGATCGGCATCGAGTTAGGCACCGTGGAACGAAACTACCGTCTTGGTATCCGTTTGAATTTCTAACGCCATTCCGGCCCGTGCGCCGGACTATCGCCCGCACCAATGGGGCGCACAAAGGAACGCCATGAAAACCGTCCAAACCCCCCGCAAGTCCTCCGCCCCCGCCCCCGCTCCCGCTCCCGTGGCTCCGGTCAAGCGCTCCAAGCCCGCTCCGGCCCCCGTGGCTCCGGTCAAGCGCTCCAAGCCCGCCCCCGCACCCGTGGAGTCCCCGGAACATCTCCGCGCCATCAAGGCCGGGTCCGGACTAGCCGCCGCCGTGGTCGCGTTCAATGCCGCCTCCGCCGAATCCACGAAACACCCGCGCTCGGGCGCCGCCCGCGAAGCCGTGAAGGTCGCGGAAATCGCGCTCGGCAAGGCGAAGGCGCGCGCCAAGGCCGCCAAGGCCGCCGAATTACTCCGCGATGGCCCCACCACTCCGGCTTCCGCGCCGAGCGCCAAGGAAGCCCGGAGACTCGCCGAGGTTCAAGCGGACATCATCGCCCGGAAGGCCGAAGACAAGGCCAAGGCGCGCAAGCTCGCCCCGGCCCCCGCTACCAAGCCCGTCATGGATCGCGCCACTAAGGCAAAGCTTTACCGGTACATCGATGCCAAGATTGCCGAAGATGCGGACGAGATCGTGGATATTTCCATCCTTTGGGAGTCTATCCCGGCCCGGTACGAAGAATGCGCCGAAATGACCACGCTTCGGAGCTTTACCGCGCTCCTCCGTGAGCTTGGCTTCACGCTCAACCCGAAGGAAGAAGCGCCCGCCAAGCCCGCTCGCAAGTCCAAGCCCGCCCCCGTGGAGGACGAAGGCGACGACGACGACGACGACGACGAACCGGCACCTCGCCGCAAGTCCAAGCCCGCCCCGGCACCCGCACCTCGCCGCGCTCGCCGCTAGTACCGTTCCCGCCATACCCGGCCCGTCATCGGGCGGGCCGGTCCCACGCTTCCATCCTTCCCCATGAGGTTCCGCCATGTCCACCAAGCCCGCCAAGCCCGCAACCAAGTCCGCCCCCCTCTCCGTCGTCGTGGAGAATGGCCGTCTGATCATCAATGCCCCGCTCGAAACGCCCCGCGCATCGGCGAGCGGAAAAACCATGGTCGTCGTGTCCACCCATGGGAACATCGATACCGGGGCCGAACTCGAAGGTGAGCCCTTGATCATGGGTCTGAACGTCTACTATCGCGCCTAACTCGCCCCGCTCCACCCGCCCGGCCCCGGTCACTCGGGGCCGGGCTTTTTATTGCCCGATTGCCGGGGCTCCAAGGGTACTCCAAGGCGCGATAGTCCTAGCTTGGTAGATCCCTAGCACCCTACCAAGCTAGTAGCGTAGATAATGAGAACGTGTCGCAACATGCGCTAATTGAGACACATTCTCAACGTCTAAGGCGCTAGGTCACTACGCCGCTATGGATCTACCAAGCTAGGCTTTTGACGCCGTGGCGATGCCCTAGCGCCCCGGCAATCGGGCAAATTGACCTAGCGCTAGGGTGCCCGAAGCGCCGGCCATTGAGACGAAATCTCAACTCCGGCCTAGCTCCCATGGGTACATGGAATGGGCCGGGTAGCACTCCCGGCGCGCGCCCCATGGGTACGTACATGGCAAGGGCCCCGAAGGGGCCCCCGTACCGGATCACTAGAATTATTTTTTCGCCCGCCTTCTCTTGGCAAGCTCGATCCACTTTGGCGCTTGCGCTTGACGTTGCGCGGCGCGGTCCCGTAGATACTCAACCGTGTCTTCGATCCATACCACGCGGTTGATCACCTCTTGCGCTTCCGCCGATACTCTCCACACGTGGTCACGTGTCCAACACTTCAAAAGATCCCCGCCGCTCACGTTCTCCGCTATGGAAAAGAGCTTTTCCGCATCTTCGCTATGGAGGTGCCGGATGCCTATTAGCTCATCCTCGCCCGCCTTGCGCCGGATAAGACACGTGGCGGATTTTTTGTCCCCTACGCTATGCACGTACTCCCCGCCGGCCGATCCGCGCTCGATCACACGCATGACGCCGTTTCGGTTGGATACCATGAAGTAAAACCGCATGTTAGAGTCGATCAACACGGTCATTCCGGCACCCCACTATCGTAATGCCAGGTCATGACCTCCGCATCCGGGAAAAGCTCCGCAAGCGTGGCGCGGTTCGTGGAGAGTGCTATCATCTCGGGCGTTTTCACATAAAACCGCTCTTCCGGTGCTGAATCTTTCGCCGATGACATGCCCGCCGCTAGGAAGCCGTGCGCCCACTTCTTCGCTACCGCTTTCAGCACATAGCGCCCTTCGCGGTAGAACTTGCCATCTCTGCGAATCCTGGCCTGTTCCGTGCCGGAGATCGTCCAGATGCGCGTGCTCTCAGGCTCCGTTTTCAGCACAAGCCGCACAAATAGCTTGCGCATCTCATTGGTGACTGGTGAGAAGGGGTGAATCGCCGCGTAAGCCATCACTTCGCCTCCGCTTCGGGGAGATCTTCCACGGTCATGCCTTCCACCAATCGGTCAATGTCCACGTGCCCGCCGACCGCGCTCTCAGGGGCCCAATAGGTGCCGGTCTTGTCGCATCGTTCGCGGTAAAGCGTGTAAAGCTGGTCCTCGGTAATCGCGTCGATCCGATCCTCACGCACGTCGGCTGGAACGTCCTCGTCCTGGATAAACTTCTTCAGTAGCGCTTTCCTGAAATAGTAGCTGATCCACGAATCCCAGTCCTCGCTCTCCAATTCCATTTCCACCTCGGAAAGCGCCTCGTCGTCGATCACCGGATAGCCGTCCAATTCATCGAACAGGTCAATCATCTCGCCGGTGATAGCGGAGAGCGAAATGGCCACGCCCTTGGTGCCGTACCCGCCCGTCGTCTCGTAGACGCCTTCCACGTCCTTGAACCTCTCCAGGAACTCTGTGCAATTTGCGCGCTCCACCGTGGAGCCGCTGTAATCGGAATAGGTCATGTACTTCGGCTCGAACATCCACTCCCACGTGACGGTGCCTAAGCCGCCCGTACCGCGCTGCAAGTCTCCGTAGCCGATGACGCGAATGCCCTCCCCCGGCGTCGTCAGCGTCTCCCACCGATGGTCTGCGTCTGCACCGCTGGTGTATTTCATGTCTCGGTAGGCGTGGATCTCCCCACACCGCTCCAAGCTCTCGCACAATGCCTTGAGCCCTGTGTATTCGTAAGTTCGCATTCCTCTACCTCCGGAAATGGGGAGCGCTACGATCGCGCTCCCCGTTGTTCGTTGCTAGCTATCTACTCGTCGTCGCCGTCACTGGGCTCTTCGCGCCCCATGCTGAGCCCACCTAAAAGCGCCGCGAGACTGGCCGGCACGCCGCTGCTGCGCTGAGTAGCGCGGTCGTGCTGCTGCTTGACTGCGCTCTTCCAGTGGTGCTCCAACACGACATACCCGGGCTCGTTCTCTGCCATGATGCACGCGATACCATCACACGCCCTACCTGCATCCATGTCCACAAGGGAGTCTCCCTCCGTGGGGAGCACGACAATCCCGATCGCGCCGATATGGCCCTTGTTTTCCTGGAGCACGTGGATCAGGTTGTCGATCTTCTCGCCGAGCGGCTCGGCATTGTGAGCGATGGCGGCACGGTTGAGATCGGTGTTCTTGCTGCGAAGTTCGTTGATGCGCGCGGCGCGCTCTTCATCGTTCTGAGACATGTTGCTTCTCCTCTTTGGTGCTGTGATGCTCGGAACCGCCGAGCGCGGTTGTTATTCGACTATCTCTTGTGCCCCTGCTTCCTTGGCGGCTTCGATGGCTGTTTCGCGGCCATCGAAGCCCCAGCACGACTCTATCTCTTCTCCCTGTTCATCGTCGGCGAGAATGTAGCCATAGCACTCGCCGTTGCTCCACGCGTCGAACTCCGCTACCTCGGCTTCAAGGTAGCTGGCAATCTCCGCGCGGTCCTTGGTAACACCGAACTCCGCGATGATCTTCGCACGATCAACGTAGATCACTCCAGCCTGTCCGGAGTCCCATGGATCAGCGAAGCACCCCGTGCGATCTCCGGCTTTGTAGCGCACCGAGCCGTGGTCATAGGCCCACACCGGGAGCATTACGCCATCGAAGCCGCCGGTAACGTGCTCCTGGACCCACTCGATGGAGTGCGCACTTTCGTTGGGGAGCGTGTAGCTTCGATGGAAAAGGCAGAGTGTTCCCAGGTTGTCGTTCTCGCGTGGCGATGCGCAATACTCGTCGTGGACTATCCTAGCGATCCTCACTTCCCACCTCCTGCTGACTTTCCGTGGTGAGCCCTAGCGCATTGGCGAAGAACTCAAAAACCTATTTGGCCTTCTCCTCGTTCTTCATCTCCACGAACCACTGTCCGGTGGCAACGTCCGTTTGCGTGAGGTGGCCGTATTCATAGAGCCCATATTTCCACGGCACCTCCACGTTGAACGGCCTGCGCTTCCACGTCTTGGGCTTGCCGTTGACCCGGACCCGAACGAACCGCCCCGCTGAGTTGCGCTGGCCAATGAAGACAAAGTAGGTGTCACCGTTGGCGGTCTTCAGGTCGTCAAGCGTCATGGGCCGGAGATGTTCCATACCCTCCACTGGCTTCCTGTTCACTTCTCACCCCCTTCCCTCTTGTCGGGAGATATGTAGCGCGGCCGGAAACCACCGCGCGCCTTCTGCACCGCTGGCGATACTGCCGTCTCCGGCTTCTGGCGCTTCGTGTAGGCGCGCTTGGGCTTCGGTTCGTCGGGGCTCTTTTCAGCGAAAGGAAGATCTTGCTGCGTAGCTGTCACCTCGCTGTACTTCGCCGTGGCGGTGATTTCCCCTGTTCCGTGGTCCATCTGGAAAACAAGCTCTAGGTGCGGACGAATGCCTTTGGAGAATTGTGTGAGGATCAAAGCCACAAGCTCTTCGTGGTCGATCACACGCTCGAAGCTCCTGGTGGTTGTGATGGTGATCTTCTCGCTCTTCATTTCGCCGGCCCCATCAGCATCTTGTAGGCATCGACGGGCACGTTGGCGATGCGCGTTTTCAGCACCGAAGCGCGCAACTCGGCATTGTCTTCTCCGGTGAGAATGCGCCGCAGACCCTCCTCTTTGATCACACACCAATTGCCTGTGGGCCGGCACGACGGCGAAGGGGCGTCCTCCGTGACTTCTACCAACGCAATGCCCAGCGCGCGCTCCGACTTGCACGCATCGCAAGGTTCGTAGTCGAACACGGCGTTGCGCGGTGCTTCCGCATCGTCTTTGAGCTGGCCCATGAGGGCGATTTCGTTCTTGGGCTTGCCACACCAGAAACACACTGGGATGGTGGCGTTGACGCCGTGCTTAGGTGAGAGTTTCATGGTGCGCTCCTCTTTGGCTTGCCGCGCGGATCGCCGCGCCGGTGAAACCCTAGTATAGCATAGCTTTGTAGAAAGTTAAATAATTTTCTTTCGTTGATAACGTTCAACTTACGTAGATTCTTAGATTTTTAAATCAATAGGGCGCAAGCATGGCCCGCAATAGCGCCCCTTGGGTCCTATCCTTGCCTTTCAACACGCCGCGCACTTTCATATCGATGGTTCGGTACATCAACAGGCAATGCACGAAAATGTGGTCGAACGGGCTGCCTTGACGCCGGAGCCGATCGATGGCCTGGAGCCAGATGGTAAGATCCCACGGCACGCCGAACCAGATAATGTGCTGACCGCCACCCTGGAGGTTCAGTCCGTGCCCGATGCTCTGCGGCTGGGCAACCATGAGCGGGATTTCGCCACGGTTCCACTTGTCGAAAAGCTCCCGTGACTTCTTGCCGGAGTAGTCGGCTACTTGTGGAGCTTTGGGGAACGCCTTGCGGATCAGCGCGCGGTCGTGGTCGTACGAATACAGGAGGAGCGTCGGTTTTCCGCCGATTTCCTCCACAAGATCCACAAGGGCTTCAAGCTTTGCCTTGTGCACAAGCTTGGATTCACGTTTCCATGTCTCGTCATTCTGGTGATAGACACTGCCGCTACAAATTTGGAGGCACTTTCCTGCGGCCACGGCGGTATTCACGGCGTTGATCTTGGTGCCGTCCTTCAACATGGTGATCAGCTTGTGCTCCATCTCCATATAGACGCGCATGGCTTCCTTGGGCATGTCGATCTTGATGTCGTTGAACACCAGCTTAGGAAGGGCGTCACCGAGCACGTCGTTGCCAATGCGCAGAATGAGCGGGCGGATTTTTTTGTAGATCTTCTCCTCGGTCTTCTTCGTATCTCCCTTTTCATCTGGCTTCAGCACCCACTCGTAGTCACCGAAGCCGGTCGCGTCGAAATACTTGTTACGGAATGCGGTGATAAACGGCCCGAGCGCATCGCCAAGATCCAGGCAATAGATCTGCCCGAAGATGTCCATGAGTCCGTTCGGTGCCGGAGTGCCGGTGAGCCCCCATCGGCGAGTGAAGCGCCCAAGAAAAGGCTTCAGCATCTTGAAGCGCGTGGTATCGCTGTGCTTGAGCTTGTGGATCTCGTCCATGGAGAGAAGATCGCAATCGAGTTTGGCGAGCCGCCCCTTCTGGAGAAGCCACGGAAGCCCTTCGTAGTTGATGCAAAAAACATCGGCGTCTTCGTTGAGCAACTGTTCCTTCTTGGGCCCGTGGAGCACAACCACTTTCAGGTGCTTGGTCTGCGTCCACTTCTTCGCTTCGTCAGGCCACACAGCCCAGCACACACGAAGCGGCGCAATCACCAACATGCGCCGCGCCGTGCGAGCCTTCTGGAGTTGCGCGAAGGCGTAGAGAGTTACAACGCTCTTACCTAATCCGGGGTCCAACCACAGACCGGCGGCACCGTGGGAGAGAAGGAATTTGATCGCCTTCTTCTGATAGGTGTGAAACACGCAATCCTTTGCCACTCTGCGCAACATCACTTCCTCCGCTTCTTTGCCCAATACGCAAGCATGTGCAATCTGGCGTGTGCTGCCTGAGATGGCAATACTTGTAAGTTGCTTGGCGCGTTGTTGCGCCTATTGTCATCCTTGTGGTGAACTACTTCCCCGCGCTCTAATTTTCTACCTAGCATTATCTCGGCAACTGTGCGGTGTTCGTGTCTGCCCATGACTTTTCTATAGCTGGTTCTGTCAGCGAACAGGGCCAGTCTCGTAGCGCTTATGTCACTTGCATGATCACGAGCTATTCCTGCGTTGAATGTGGCTCGATGCCAAGCATTCTGACACTGGTAGCGGCAAAATTGTTTTCTCAGGATTCCGCGCCGAATATCGCTCCGTTGGTATGGCGTAAGCTCAAATACTTCGCCGCACCAAGCACATATGCCTAGTGTGCCAGGATACGGTGGCTGGAATCCTGCATTCATCACTTACTCCTTCTAATCCTGTCTTTGGCGATCCTGACGTACTCCGGGTCCAGCCACAAACCGGCGGCACCGTGGGAGAGAAGGAACTTGATCGCCTTCTTCTGGTAGGCGTGAGGAACCCAGGGCTTGGCAACGCGTCTAAGCATCATTTCACCTTCTTCGTTTCGTGGATGCGTTTCTTTGCGATCTCGAAATACTCTGCGTCCTTCTCAATGCCTATAAAATTCCTGCCGAGTCGCTTGCACGCCACACCCGTAGTGCCGGAGCCCATGCAGTTATCTAGCACCGTGTCTCCTTCGTTGGAGTAGGTTTTCACCATGTATTCCATGAGCGGCACTGGCTTTATTGTTGGGTGAAGGCGTGACGTGTCTGTGTTGAACTTTTGCCAACTCGAAGGCACGCGAAGCTCTGCTAGTTCTTTGTGTATTGGCGCGAGTTTGCTAAAGTTGTAGTTAGTGGATGCTACGGAGCGACTCGTCTTTGTCGTACCGATGAGTGCGAGTCCTCCACCTGTACGCGGCTGCATCTGTTTGTTGTAGGTCCACTTCCCTTCACTGAAAACAAGCACGGATTCATGCTCTTTGAATGGTTCGCGCCCTGTACTGACGAAGTTGCTTCCGCGATTTTTAAGCCATATCCACTCATGCCTGAACCACTTCAAGTTGCTCGTTACTAGGGCGGAGGTGAATGGTTGGCTTGCCGTCAACACCACCGCCCCGAAAGGCCGCAGCACGCGACGATACTCTTGCCACAATTCAGGTAGCGGAATCACTGAATCCCACTTGTTCTGTGTGATGCCGTACGGAAGGTCGCACAAGATAAGATCCACGCTTCCGTCCTCGATTCTCCGCATCATCTTGAGACAATCGCCGCACATCAGTCTAAGCATCATTTCACCTCTTCCGGAAAATAGTGATCACGCGGAATCGGTGGTTCGTGGATTTCACCATTCCGATAACCGCTTCTAGCACGAACTGATCTTTGCGGTACATGGGAAGAACTTGGTCCAGCCAAACCACGTGCGCACCCTTCTTGAGCCGAGCCCCTAGCGCTTTCATAACTACATTGCGCTTAACCATTGTGGTCTGGTAGTGATCGCAGTCTTCTACGCTATACGGCGGGTCTGCAAGTACCAGATCATAACGTCCAACTGGTACCTTCGTGAGCCGATGCGCGTCGTCCACAAACGTCGGTAAACATGTCGCATTGCTATCGACGGTGTCGCCTGGGAAAGCCGATAGATCCACTGCACCAGAAAAGACATGAAGAACTTTCTTCTTGTCAGGGAATAGCGCCTTGATCCTCTTGAGATAGCCAGCCGGGTACCCACCATAGTAGCCGCTCCTCACTCTGTAATCATTGCCCATGATCCACGTGCCAACCACGCGCCCATCATCTGACTGGAAAAGCGCGCGTGGGAAGCCCGTAGCCTTCGTCAATGCTTGAATGCGTTCTTCCCACGTCAACGCTTTCATCATCTCACCTCTTAGAGAGTTTCACGGTAGAACTCATACGTGCGTTCCCATAGCGCGTCATCCATCACCATCGCCTGAGCGCAAAACCTCGCCGCATACAGCACACTGTGCGCAGCCGGGAAATACGCAAGGACGACGCACTCATGTCCGGAGTCCTTGCGTATCCATATCTGCCCCGACGCCGGGATCATCACAGCCCTCGCACGTCGTTGAGAATAGAGGCGAACCCGGCGATGTCCACGGCATTGTCCCGCTGCGGAAGGTTGGTGTCACGACTCAGCTTGCCGAGAATCATCACCACGGCCAGATCCTCCGCCGTGATCTCGGCGAGCGCGGGCCGTCCGGTAGCATTGCACATGTCCCGCCACCGAGCGAAGTTCACCTTGGGTGGGCCATACTTTTCCATGCGATCAACGCTCACGGCCTGGAGCGCTTCTTCGAGCACGGTTGGCGGTGCGACGGTCTTTTTCATTTCGACTTCCTCGCTTTCTTTGCCTATTACTTGATGAAAGATTTCAGATAGGCGATGGCGTTTTTGCGGTCATCGAACCACGCAACGTCGAAGCCTACTTCACGAAGTTCGTACATCTTCTCTTCCTGGTTCTCTGTTGGCACATGTCCGCGCCGCTTCATCTCGATCCACACGCCCTTGACGCCTTCACGAAAGCGCCTGGAATAGAAAAACTGGTCGGGCCAGTCCCGATTCCCCACCCCATTCATCTTTCGGTGCTGGATGCCGTTGTCCTTGGCCCAGCGGGTGACGGCGTTCTCTTCACTTTTTTCGAGCGGCGACGTTTCACGCATCACTTTCCTCCGTATTCACAAAGCCCCGTGCCAAGCTCCTTGCGGTATGGGCACCAGCCGCACAAATTTGACGGGCACGGTGCAAATGTCGTGTCGTTGAACATGGCGAGCGTGCGCCGCTCCCATAGCGTGATCAGGCGAGGAACCTGCGATCTCTCATATACCTCCGTAGCTTTCTTCTTCTGGTCCACATACATATCCTCGCATGTCACGCGCTCGATCCACTCGTCGTGGAGGAACGTCACAAGCGCGTAGACCTCAAGCTGCTGTTTGTGTTGTGGGTAGATTCTCCCGCTCTTCCAGTCCACCACCCACGCCGACGTTTTGTTCGTCATGGCCACAGCATCAAGCGCTCCGTGCCACCAATAGTCTTTGGCGTCGAACTCGCACGGCTCCCAGTCTCGCGTGATGCCGAGCTTGACTTCCGCCACGGCCTTGAGCCGGTGAAGTTCCTTCAACTCCTGCTTGAAGAACGTGAAGATCGGTGGAGTGGGCATGAGCTTCTTTGCCATGATCAGGTCTTCGGCTGTCTTGTGGATGACCGTCCCACGCCGAGCCGCCTTGTTCTTCTCATCCTCCTCGTCCACAAACAGGCCGTCGATATATTGTAACTTGGCCTTGCGCGGGCATTGGGTGTAGGTCTGCCACCTGGAAAAAGACCAGTGGTTCGGCATACGTGGCGGACCAGAGGAAGCTTTTGTCTTCATGTCGTAGCCTCCTCCTTCGCTATCTGCTCCACTAGCGCCGGAATGATTCTTGCGCCAATGCTGGTAAGCGCGAGTTTACTTGCCATGATAGCTTCAGATACCTCACGCACATTGTTGTCCCACGTTCGGTAGATAGGAACGCTGCCAAGTGGCAGGCATTTTATAAGCCTACGTTTTCGTAGTGACATCACGGCATTGAGAGATAGCCCAATCTCGGATGGATTCTTAGTCCCATCAAGCATAGCCAACAGAGCTATCTTCTCGCGGTCTTTGCGTTTGTTGAACACAACGCAGTGGTTTTCCGGCCATCCACCACCGGAGAACGTGAGAACACACTTCCACGTTGCTGCCGTGCTTGCGATTATGAGATCCCACGCCATATCAGCCTCGCTTTTTGTCGTTGATGTGCTGCGCTTGCCGGGCCCTCCGAGCATTCTCCTGCATCTTGTTCTTGGACCTCGGGAGCTTGGGCGCGGTGCTCTTCTTCAGGTGAAGCTTGAGCGAACCATTTTCTTCACGATCGAGAACGCTGGGATTGTAGGTCATGGCTAGTCCTTCCACTTGGTGAGTGTCCCGAAATTGGGGCCTGACTTTCCATCGCTTCGCATCGGCACATCAAACGCCAAGTCCGCGATGATCTTCTTGAGGATGTTCTGTTCCTGGCGCATTGCGCCCTTCGGAGCGGAGAAGGGCAATTCATCGTGAACCGTTAACATCATCCGTGATTCCTTGCGCCGCTTGTCAAACTCGATGATGATGCGTTTGAGTAAGTCGCCGCCGGAGCCCTGGATCAAGTAGTTCAGGAGCACGTAATCGCGGTTGCGCATCTCCACGCCATCAAAGAACGGCGGCGGCATACCGTAGAGCCGCCCACCCCAAGTGCAGATCTCTCCGCCTTCGTGCACTTCGTCCTTGATGCTTTCCACCAAGTCTGAAACCCCTGGCATGACGGCATTCCACGTCTTGATCAGGTCGCGCGCCTTGGGCTTCTCAATGCCTAGCCTGTGTGAAAGGCCCTTAGCACCCATGCCGTAGAGGATGCCGAAGTTCATGCGCTTGGTATCGTAGCGGTCTAGCTCACGACC